TCTGATAGCATACCAAACTGTTGTTCAGTAGCTCCGGAAGTAGCTTTTACCTTTCTCATTGTGTCGTCAAAGTTTTTAACAGCAGTTGCACCTGCTCTAAGTCCACGCATTAATGGATAACTTATTGCAGTTACTCCTGCGCCCACAGACATCATAGAGTTTCTTAATTCAGCTAATCCAGCTCTATTACGCTTTAAAGCTCCTAATGAACGACCAAATCCAGTGTTCATTAATTGTTGCTTTTTAGTTAGGTAATCCATCTGCGCTCCAACTTGCTTAGCTTGATTTCCTAAGTCTATATAAGAAGAACGTAACCTACTTATCTTAGCTCTATGGTCCATTACTTCGGCACTATTTCTTCCGAATTGTGCTTTTAGTCTTTTAAGTTGAGCCTCTTCACTTCCAATAAGAGCATTAGTTTTAGATAGTTCATTTCTAAGTCTCTTTTGCTCTACTACTGTTGCTGCTTGAGCGTTGCCTTGTTTTCTATAAAGCGCAGCTCTTTCTTTTAACATGCTACTCTCTGATTTCATAGAGTTTCTAAGTTTATCAGACTCCACATTCAGCTTAGCATATTCATTTCTGTTTTGCTTCATTTGAGACTCTAACTTAGCCATCTGAGATGTTACCTGGTTAATATCTGCTTGTTGTTTCTTATAAGCATCTGAACCTTTCGCAAATGATTTTAACTCATTTTTTAATCTCTTTTGTTTCTCTCTAAGTTGATCCATTTGTGTCTGCATTAACTTATATCTTTCACGTAGTCTTCCTGTCTCGTCACCGTTTGCTCGGAATATTCTATCTACGTTTCTCATTTCCCGACCTAACATACTTATGTTTCGGGTTAACCCTGTTATTGATTTAACGGAACCAGCTGTATCCATAGTAATACTATAGAGTATATCTCCATTTCCGCCGACTTTTCCATTGCCTGCCATTTTGCTCACTCCAAACTTATTAGTATGTATAATATTTCCAATAAAAGCAAATCAAGACCAAAAAAATAAAGGGATAGACAGACCATATTTAATGTCCATCTACCCCCTAGTTTATTTTTATAATTTTTTAATAAAGTCTTCAAGTGATAACGTGCCTTCGTTTTGTTGACCACGTTCATTCTTACGCTGCCTTGCTTTCTTTAGTTCTGCTTTCGCATTTATTAAATCATACAAGTCTTCTTGGGTCATTTCATTTAAGTCTGTCCAACTATACCCATTTCTAATTAATGTATCTAGCATTTCATTATACTTATAGTATTGTTCTTCCCAAGAAAAAGTTTCTACTTTCCCTCTTTAGCTTCTTCTACTTCTGTATCGTCAATTCCCATTGCTTCCATGATACATTTATTCAAAGTTTCAATTAACTTGTCTGATTCTACTCCATCAAGAATAGTATCTTCTGTTACTTTGTCGTTCTTAGCAAAGATAGAGTTAGCAACTAATTCTAACATTCTCTCCATACCTTCGTACTCTTGAACAGGATCAAAGTCAGCATCTTCATTCATTTGTCCGTTTCTTTCCATTTCAGCATACATCTTCATAATGTCACGAGTAGCTCGTGCCATAATCTTTCCTGATTTATGAGTTTCTAATTTTCCTTCTTCGTTGTATAACTTAATTTGTGTTGACTTGTTAGCCATATACACTCTCTCCCTTTTTTATCTTTATTTTGTCCACAATAATAATGTAGACTATGTATAGTCCTACTAATTAAAGTAGGACAGTATATTCTATTCTTCGGTACTGGCTTTCCCTGTCCTTCTCCGACTTTACTAAAGATACCTTTAAACAATTTATTATTTTTTATTTGTTTAAAAATTGTTTTGCTTCGTGAATCAATTTAACATAATTATAGCTTGCAAAATCTTTGCTGTAATTATTTATATCAACTTCATAAGGTGTACTGTTCGTGTACGTTCCTTTGAAGAATAATTCTGTTCTATCTTGTGTAACTCCGGCGTTATGAAAAATCTTTCTTTCATCCCACTTCTTAATATCATCAGTTGCCCATGTAAATTCCATATCTTTCGATACTCTAGGTATTTTCTCAAAGTAAGGCATGTTCCATAATGTAGCGACCATTTCCTGACACCACTTCTGATAGTTTGTTTGCCTGTCCTTAACGTATAACCATAGTTTAATACTATCTTCATACACTTTCTCGAAATATTCTGATGTTGGATTTGACATAATATACTGTGCGCCAATAGAATTTTCATTTATTCTCTTGACATCGTCAATTGATATTCCTACTATCTCAGCCATGTCTTTTATTAACTGTTGACCATCTTCACATTGTGCTATATAGTCATAATTGAGATATCCTCCACAATCTGAGCCATACCAAACACCTTCTGATGGGTTATTAATTTTAATCTCTTCTTTAACAATAACATCTGAATCCATAAAGAAGTAAGTTTCTTTTTCCCTCAACCTATCCTCTTCTAAATAACGATACATTAGATAAGGTTTGATACTTGGTATATATGATTTATCAAATCTATTATCATCATATACATGTACGTTAACGCCTAACCTTTCAATGTTTTTAACTACTTCATCGGAATGCTTAGAGAATAGGATTGCTATATCTTCTTTTGCAATACCGATTTTGAACAATGCATATATTGCGACTTCTATTTCCCACTCAAACCTTAATACTGCTGGTTGTGACATTACGTACTTCAAATATACTCTCTCCTTTAATTTATGTTATTTATATTATGTATACCCCCAATTTAGGGGGTCGATTGCCACTACTCGAGCGATTACTCTACTATTTCTGTTGTTGTAGTCGTCGTAGTCGGAGCTACTGTTGTTGTAGTCGTCGTAGTCGGAGCTACTGTTGTTGTAGTCGTCGTAGTTGGTTTTTCTGTTGTTGTAGTTGTTGTTGGTTTATCCTTAGTCTTGAACGAAGGAACATCTACTAAATCAGATACTTTTCCATTTTTTGACCATGCTAATTTATAAGCGCCCTTTTCATAGGTTGTGTTACTATCGAGATTTTCAATTCTTATCGTAGTTCTACCATTCTCATTCTCTGGTTGCTCATTAATCTTCTTGCCATCTTTATATAATTCTAAAGTTCTAACCAAGATTTAACCTCCTTATGTTTGTATGAAAAACCCTCTATTCAGCAGAGACTTCAACATAATTTGTATCCGTCTCTACTTCAATATTTGAGGGTTTATTAGGGAGTTTCTTCCCCAGTATCTCCACCTGGAGCGTTAGAATCATCTGCTACTTTGTTGAATAATTCTTCCATTAGTGAGCGTTTGTCCTCACCTTTAGCAGTAGCATAAATGTTTCCACTTGCGTCTGCTACGAACTCAGCTTCCAATTCATCTGGTGCTGGTTCTGATACTTCATCTTCGTTAGTTTCCATTGATTGTTCATCAAGACGGAATTTACCTTTTAATAATGCGAAGAATACTGGTTCACCTGATAAAGCGTTAGCTTCTAAAAGTACGCCTACATAAGGACTTTCAGTGTGTTCTCCAACCAAAGTAATTCCATCTTCGTTTTCTTTACGTCCTAATACAGAGTTTAATACTGTTTCTGGAACGTCAAGAACTGATAAACTTAGTTCAACAGAGCCAGTTCCTTTCTGACTGATGAAATAAGGCACGTTTGAAGCATAAACCATTACGTTTTGTTATATGCGTTACTATATAACTCTATGTCTATTCATAGCACTGGGTTTCCCCAAGTGTTCAGACTATATGTTGTCCCATAATATATGGGCTGGGATTTTTCTTTCACACTTGTGATTTTACTTCCCCGTAAGGGAATAGTCGTTGAACGTTTCTCATAGGTTTACCCCTTAGAGATTTCGCTGCTAAACTTCCATTGTATCACACGTTAGGATTTAACCATAGTGCATCTCATTAATTTTTTCTGTTTTCACAACTATCACACTTGACTTTTCAGTCTATGTTGTAGTCTAATGAGCTTTAGGATTTAAAAGCAATTAACCCCAAAATACATACAGATTACTCTATATGCAAAGATTTATTTCTTCGTTGCTTCGGCACTTAATCCGGATATACTTGCTTCAACAGTACCACCCTTATTAGATTTACCTTCAATTACATAATTGTCTACTACTTTGTCTTCCTTGTCAAACTCAAAAAACGTAGCACGCTTAACTTTTATATTTACACACTGTCGCTAATAGTGTGCCATAGGGCTTACAATTTCTTGTAAGAATAGACTATATCATCATCTCATAGAGATGCTCCCCGTTTCCGACTGCTTAGCCGTACTCTCTTACGAGATAGTCGTTGCACGTTCTCACAAAGTGAGCTTCGCTCATGATTGTCTTATGCCTGTAGTTAGCACTTAGAGTTCCCATGAATTAGAGGAGTTTGCTTTATATATCGCTATATAAAGGGTCTGATTGCCAAACCGATTGTACTTGTCATATTTTGTTTCCTCCATTTATAATTTTAATTGATTTCTATAGTTATACTGTCTAGTAATAGTTAGTAACCCTTCATAGTCTGGGTCAAAACTATCATATCCAGT